CGTTCTACGGGCTGGTCTACAAGCGCCTTCGCTCGCTCAGCGAGTTGGAGGTGCACTACCTCACGGATAGAGCGCGGTACGTGTGCCGCATGCCGGAGTAAAACAATGAAGGAGAAAGCGATGGCAATTTTTGAAAACAAAACGCAGAAGCAACACAGGCTTGACTACGAAGAGCACCTTCAGTTGCTGAAGATGCAGCAAGAGATTGAATACCAGAAGATGAGAGCGCGGGAGCAGCAAGCGCTTAACCAAATAGCGATGAACTCGGCAGCGATGAACATGAACTCCTCGCCGGGAACTCTCGGGGGGTACGGGCAGCAAAAGAAAGAGCGCTTCAACCCCAATAGCCGCGAAGCATTTCAAATTCCGCTCACGCAACTTGTCACGATGTGGCAGATCAAGCACGGCGACCAGTGGGTTGAAGCCGACGCACCGATAGCCCCCAACGACGACCCCTTTTATATCGACGGTCTGCGACGCTTGCTGAAAGCAGAACTATTTGAGGAATACAACGGCTGGGTCCGACTGAAAGAAAACGTGGAGAACGTCCTTGCAAATCGTTGACAACAAAGCGCTGGTGCTGCGCACGCGCAACCCCGGCAAGTACCAAGTCATCCCCAAGCACAAAGTCCTCTCCGAGGACAACGGCACTTACGAGATCGCCGTGTACTGGGGCCTCGATGAAACGCGGGTGCTGCGCAACCTCGGCGTGAAGAACGCCCCTAGCCCCATCACCAAGCGCTACGACTGGCCCGGGCGCTTCAAGCCCATGCAGCATCAGATCGAGACCGCCTCGTTCCTAACGCTGTACCGCCGAGCGTTCTGCTTCAACGACCCCGGCACGGGCAAGACGCTGTCCGCCCTCTGGGCAGCCGACTACCTGATGAAGCGCGGAGATGTGCGCCGGGTGCTGATCCTGTGCCCGCTGTCGATCATGCAGTCCGCGTGGATGGGCGACATCAACCAGTCGATCATTCATCGCTCCGCCGTTGTGGCCCATCATGCGCAAGCTGCCCGGCGCATCGAGATGATCCAGAAGGACTACGAGATCGTCATCACCAACTACGACGGGCTGAACCTGATCGCGCAGGAGATTCAAAACGATGGGCGGTTCGACCTCGTGATCGTCGATGAAGCCAACGCCTACAAGAACCCGCAGACCCGCCGCTGGAAGGCGCTGGCCTCGATCATCCGCCCCGAGACCTACCTGTGGATGATGACGGGCACCCCGGCCTCGCAGTCCCCGGTGGATGCGTACGGCTTGGCCAAGCTGGTGAACCCCGGCGGTGTCCCGAAGTTCTACACGGCGTGGCGCGACAAGGTCATGAACAAGATCAGCATGTTCAAGTGGGCCCCCAAGGCTGACGCGACGGCCACCGTTTTTACTGCACTGCAACCTGCCGTGCGCTTTACCAAGGCGCAGTGTCTGGACCTGCCCCCGGTGGTGACGGTGACCCGCGAGGTGCCGATGACCCCGCAGCAGAACAAATACTACAAACTACTCAAGGAGCAGATGCTGGTGCGCGCAGCGGGCGAGACGATCAGCGCGGTCAATGCTGGAGTTGCTGTAAACAAGCTGCTGCAAATCTCCTGCGGCGCTGCCTACACCGACGACAAGGAGGTGGTGGAGTTCGATGCGGCCCCGCGCTTGAACGTGCTGGATGAGGTGCTAGAGGAAACGTCCCGCAAGGTCATCATCTTCGCGCTGTTTCGCTCCAGCATCGACACCATCGTGGCGCACCTTCAAAAGCAAGGCATCGGCGTGGACACAATTCACGGCGACGTGGCGGCCAACAAGCGCGGCAAGATCATCAACGACTTCCAGACCACGGACACGATCCGCGTGCTGGTGATGCAGCCCCAAGCCACGGCACACGGGATTACCCTGACTGCTGCCGACACAGTTGTGTTCTATGGCCCGCTGATGAGCGTCGAGATGTACACGCAGTGCATAGCACGCGCCGACCGCAAAGGTCAAGACTCCGACAAGGTCACGGTGGTGCACATCGAGTCGAGCCCCATCGAGAAGAAGTTGTTCAAGGCCATGAACACCAAAGTAAACGACCACGCGCTGCTCGTCGGCATGTTCGACAGCGAGATAAAAAATTTGTGAAGGAAGGAGTTGCACTGACCGAATTTTCATGTAGCATGTCAAACCCTAGACAAAACAAAACCAACGGAGAACGCAATGAGTGATGTCGATGATGAGGAGGCACCCTCCTCAAAAGAAGAGCCGACGCTGGTCGCTGTCCCCATGGACAAACTGGCCCGCGTGTATCGCAAGATGGCTGCCGAAATCCAGCGCCTGACCACCGAGTACGACTCGAAGGTCGAGGAGATCAAGCGCCAGCAGGACGCGGTCAAGAACGCACTGAAGGACCAGATGCTCGTCATGGGCGTCAACTCGGTGCGCACTGACAACGGCACTGTGGTGCTGTCTACCAAGACGCGGTACCAGACGCAGGATTGGGACTCCCTCAAGGAGTTCATCAAGAAGCACGATGCGATTGACCTGCTGGAGAAGCGCATCGCGCAGACCAACATGGCAACCTTCCTAGAAGAAAACCCCGGCGTTGTGCCCGCTGGGCTGAACTCCGTGACGGAGTATCAGATTTCTGTTCGCAAACCAACCAAGTAAGGAGAAGTGTAGAAATGAACTTCGGAGAAGCAATCGCCGCGCTCAAGAGCGGCAAGCGCGTGGCGCGCCACGGCTGGAACGGCAAGGGCATGTTCCTTGTGCTGGCTGGCGGCTACGTCGTTCCCAAAGACAAGCTGCGCCAAGACGGCCCGATCAACGCCGAGTTTCTCGAATCGCGCGGGCTGGACTCGATGGAAATTCTCCCCCACATCGACATGTGGACCGTGAACTCGGAGGGCCGCCAAGCGTACCTCCCCGGTTGGCTGGCAAGCCAGACTGACATGTTGTCCGAAGACTGGACGATCGTTTAATAAAGGAGCAAAACATGAGCAACGTAACCCTGTTCAACCCGAGCCAAGTGCCGGATTTCGTCAAGCGTCGGGGCGGCCTGTCCGATGTAGCCAAGGCCCTCGCAGGTGGCAGTGGCGGCAGCAGCAAGCGCATCTCGATCAAGGGCGGCGTGTTCCGTCTGCTGTCCGGTGGCAAGGAGATTGCCAGTATCGAGGACCGCCATCTGGACGTGGTTGTGGTCAACGCCGCGCCCACCGTGAACCGCGTGTTCTACGCCAAGAAGTTCGACGCAGGTGATGTGGGTGCGCCCGACTGCTGGTCCGCCGACGGCGTGACCCCGAGCCCGGACAGCGAGAAGAAGCAAGCGTCCAAGTGCGACGAGTGCCCGCAGAACATCGCCGGGTCTGGCAACGGAAACTCCCGCGCCTGCCGCTACCAGCAGCGTCTTGCTGTGGTGCTGGCCAACGATGTGGAAGGCGACGTGCTGCAACTGGCCCTGCCCGCAACCTCGATCTTCGGCAAGGAAGACGGTGACAAGCGCCCCCTGAAAGCCTACGCCCAGTGGCTGGCCGCCCAGAACATTGACCCGACGGACGTGATCACGCGCCTGAAGTTCGACACCTCCAGCGAGTCCCCCAAGCTGCTGTTCAAGGCCATGCGCTTCCTGACCGACGGCGAGTACGACATCTGCCAAGAAAAGGCCAAGTCCGGCGAAGCGCTCAAGGCAATCACCATGACGGTGGCCAAGATGGACGGCGTGCCCAAGATCGCGGCCCCCCTTGAGGGCACTGCGCCGCGCGCCAAGGCCAAGGTGGAAGCGCCTGCCGAGGACGACGAAGCCCCCGCCCCGCCGCCCAAGAAGGCCAAGGCCAAGGCTGAGCCTGTGGAGGAAGTCGAGGAGCCCGTGGTGCGCAAGGAGGAGAAGAAGCCCTCCGCCGTGCCCGCTGCCAAAGCCAGCCTTGCGTCCATGGTGGACGACTGGGACGACGAGTAAAAGGAGTTCGGGGGGAAAGCGGATGCTGTGCGGGTGTCAGGTCGCGGTGCAACTCCGCCCCGTTTAGCTATCACAGACGCAGCGAGTACCCCCACCTAAACCATGTCCTACTCAACTCAAACCGTCGAGACGGTCAAGAAGGCCCCCAAGACGCTGGGCAACCAGCTTGGGCGCTGGGCCGTGCACCTCGACTTCCCTGTGACGAAGATCGCCAAGCTGACCGGGGCGTCCCGGCAGACGGTCTACAACTGGTTCGAGGGCGGCGAAGTGTTCGTTGCCTACCGCCCAGCCGTCACGGACCTTCTAACAATTCTTCGTTCGTCGAGCACAGCCGACGACGCTTGGAGCAAAGCATGCAAGGCATTCAACCTCACAACCTGACGAACCGAGAACTCCTGCGGTACATGTACATCATGGGCTTCGACAAGGTGCCCCCTGAGTGGATCAAGGAATTGGTCGAGCGCTTCGTGCGCGCGCTGGACGGCGAACATCTTGCAGACGACCTGAAATAAATAACCCGAGGATTCTGAATGACACCGCTGGATTTCTTAGCGGCGGTTCTGCCATCCCCGGGTCACGGGTACTACTGCGCGGCGGAACTAAGTAATAAAAAGGAGCACCGCTATGAGGAGAATCTTGAAGACCTGATCCCCCACATCGACGCGTGGAACGCGGCGAACTACGACATCTACTTTGCGCTCGCGACGTTTGCCGAGGAGGGCAGCCGCGAGGGTACGAACGCCCGCCACATCCGGTCGATGTTCATCGACATGGACGGGTACGCCTCCAAGAAGGAAGCTGCCGCTGCGCTGGCCGAGTTCATGCAAAAGACTGGCATGGATGCGCTGGGCACGCCGTGGTTCGTTGGGTCGGGCGGGGGGCTGCACGTCTACTGGCCGCTGACCGAGACTCTGCCTGTTGCCACTTGGAAACCTGTTGCCGAGAACTTCAAGCGCCTGTGCAAGCAGGAAGGGCTGCGCATCGACATGAACGTCACGGCGGACGTGTCCCGGGTGCTGCGGGTTCCGGGCACGCGCAACCACAAGAAGAAGTACGGCACGCCCCGGGAGGTGAAGTTCCTTGGCGCTGGCGACACCTTCGAGTTCGCGGCCTTCGAGGCGTTCATCAAGGACAAGCTCAAGCCCGAGTTCGTGGCCAAGGTGGACGCTCCGCTGCAAGGTGTGCGCCCCACGCGCAAGCCGGGGACCACCCAGATCAAGCTGCTGCAAAACAGCGTGACCCTGTTCGAGCCGATCTACGACCGCACGATGGCGGGCACCGGCTGTGCACAACTTAAAGCCTACATCGACAACCCCAAGGAAGACGGCCTTGAGCCCATCTGGCGCGGGCTGCTGTCGTGGACCAAGGTGTGCGAGGACGGCGACGACTGGTCGGTGTGGCTGAGCGAATTGCACCCGTACCCCGAGCAGCGCATGCGCGAGAAGCTGCGCGACATCAAGGGGCCCTACCCGTGCCTCAAGATGGACAGCGAGAACCCGGGCGTGTGCTCAGGGTGCCCGCACTTCAACAAGATCACCAACCCGCTGGCGCTTGGCCGGGAAGTCAAGACCGACAACACTGAGAAACTTATTTCTGTAGCTCCGCCCGAGGATGTCGAGGCGGAGTTCGAGTACGAGGACCCGGTGGACGAGGCGCTGGAGGCAGACGAGGCGCTCCCCCATGGGGTCGTCAAGCGGCCCAGCCCTCCCCGGGGCTTCTCCTACGGCCACAACGGCGGCGTGTACGCCGAGCGCATGATCGAGGGCGAGGACGGCTCCAAGTCCAAGAAGCAGGTGCAGATTCTGGCCTACGACCTGTTCGTCGTGGACATGCTCAAGCAGGAAGAAGACTACGCCGTGCACCTCGTGGCGGTGCGTCCCGATGGCGCGAAAAACATCACGATGCCGTCCAAGTGCGTGGTGTCCAAGGAGGAGACCGTCAAGTTCCTCGCCAGCCAGAACATCATCGCCAGCTTCGGCAAGGGCAACGACGCCAACCTTTTTGATTACGTGCGGGCCTGTGTCGAGGAGGCGTCGCTGACCAAGAAGGCGGTGGACGTGCCCCTGCAATGCGGCTGGCAGCCCAACGGCAGCTTCGTCTACAACTACCGGGTGTTCACCCCTGATGGGCGCGAGTTGCGGGTGCCGATGCCCGGGCTGGAGAACATCAACAAAAACACCGCGTCCAAGGGCTCGCTGGAGAACTGGCGGCAGTACTGGGAGTTGATGATCCACCGGAAGATGTACACGATGCTGGCGGTGTGTCTGGACAGCTTCGGCTGCCCGCTCATGCGCTTCACCGAGTACGAGGGGTTCGTCTGGCACATCGGCTCCACCGAGTCGGGCACGGGCAAGTCGCTCACGCTGTCGGCCAAGGCCGGGGTCTGGGGCCACCCGATCCACTACCGCACGGGCAAGGGCACTTCTCCTGTTGCAATGCAGCAAAGGGCGGGCCTCCTGAACTCGATGCCGCTGCTGATCGACGAGATCACGGCCAAGGCGCGGGACAACATGGAGTGGGCCCCGGCGTTCATCTTCGACCTGACCGAAGGCCAAGGCAAGGAGCGCATGGAGTCGGGCGCGAACAAGGAGCGGGTGAACAACTCGATCTGGAAGCTCACCTGCACCATGACCTCCAACACGCACCTGACGGACTACATGTCGGGCGCACGCAAGCACTCCTCCAACGGGGAACTGCTGCGCCTGCTGGAGTGGACGCCCAACAAGCCGCTGCAATGGACGGACGAGGAGCGCGAGGCGCTCAAGCTGATCAAGACCAACTACGGCGTGGCCGGAGAGGCGTGGGTTCGCTGGATGGTCCGCAACCAAGACGTATGCGCAGAAACCGTGCGCAGGGTTCATGCGCGCCTGAAAGACGAGATGGAGTTCACCGACGAGGAGCGCTACTGGCACACGGGTTGCACGGAGATTATCTCGGCAGCCATCCTGCTAGGTCCTAAGTACGCAAACATCCTGACGGTCCCGGTCAAAGGCGTGCTCGAAGCGCTCAAGGAACTCGTGGCCCGGGCTCGTGGCGTGATGCGGCGCAGCGTGCGCACGGCAGAGGATGTCCTGAACGCCTACACCCGCGACAACTACGGCGGCTTCGTGGTGCTGTGGAAGACCGACGGCGGGCGCAGCTTGATGAGCAGTTGGGGCGATGGCAGCACGGTGGACAAGTCGATCACCCGCACGAAGGTGCTGGGCCGCATCGAGCACAACACCCTGCAAGAAGGCTACACCGAGTACTTCATCGAGGAGCAACTGCTCAAGCAGCACTGCGTGTCCATGTCCTTCGGGTACGCGGACTTCAAGGCGCAGCTTGAGAAGATGTTCCGGGTGTCCTACGTGAAGAAGGACATGCTGTCCAAAACCAACGGCCCCACGATGCGCGTGAACGTCATGCACATCAGCCGACGCTCGGACGAGATAGATGCGAATCAACTACCCGTGGTCGCACCTCAAGCCGGGTGAGGGCTTCTTTGTGCCCGCCCTTGATACGGAGAAAGCCCGGGAACTCGGGCTACGCGCTGCGGTAGGTCAGCGGCTCCGTATCAAGGCGGTGCCTTGCATCAAGGACGGCCTCACTGGGGTCTGGTTCTATCTGCCGCCTCGCGCAAGGTCTGGGCAAGACCCGTCTTGATCCGGCGGATTTCATCCAGCTTGGCACGCTTTTCTTCGGGCGACAGGTTCGAGGCGGCGATTGCACGCTCGGCTTGGGTCAGCTTGGTCATGTTCGTCTTGAACACGTCGCCGATCTCGGCCTCCATGATCTCGTTGCCCCGGCGCTGTAGCAGTTCGTTGGCTTCCGCCGTGCGCCCTTCGCCCAGCATCTTCTGGAAGCTGTTGCGCACCTTGATGTCCTCGTTGAACCGCTCGTAGACAGCGTTGGAGATGCCGCCTGCGTCGTTGGGCTGGAACGCGCCGCCCACGAGGGGGTAATCCGACAGGCGCTTAACGGCAGCCTCCGGCGACTCGGACTTCGGTGCACCCAGACTGAGCGTGTGCAGGAAGGCCAGACCCAGCGTGCCGGTGTAGCCCCGCACCAAGCTCTCGAAGATGATCGGAGAAATGCCAAGGTTCTTGCCCAACGCCTTGGAGACATCCGCCGTGTTGGCACGGAACTGCTCCTCTGGCAACAACTCTTTCTCGCGGGCCGACAGGATGTCCCGTCCGGTGTAGAACGACTTGCCCAGCCCCGCCTCGATGGCGGGCTTGAGTGCCTGCGGCATAGGGATCGGGATCGGCACACCACCAATAGTCGGCATGCTGGAGCCGCCGGGGATGGTCTGGAGCAGAATCTGGCGGAATGCCTTGACCGCTTCCTCGCCGCCGTTCTCCTTGGTCATCGTGTTGTACAACGCCTCGGGAATGCCCTTGAAGATGTAGCCGATTTCAAACGGCACGGGCAGGCGCACAGGCTCGTCAAAGCCGGGGATGCGCACAAACCAGTTGCCATACTTCTGATCGGGCGTGGCGTTCTTGTACGCCTCGTCGTCCTCCATCATGGCGGCGTAGATCAGGGAGACCGCCGCGATCATGGCCCCGCGCATCAACAGCTTCTGCTGGACTTTCAGCTTGTCATTGAACGGCATCTGGCCCGTGAACGCCTTGTACAGCACGTTCAAGCCCTGAATCTGGGCGTTGAAGAACGGGATCAGCGAGTTGGCCATGTGCACGCTGGGCGACGCCCCGCGCTTGTTGAAGTTCATGGACTCCAGCGCCATCAGCGTGGCCTCCATCTCGGACATACCCTGCGCGATGTAGCTGTTGTACTGGGCGCGGCGGGTCAGTGAGTCCGCCTTCATCCCCAGCGCCTCCAGTTTGCCGATGGCCGTCATGAAGCCGGGCTTGCCGGTGGCGATGTCGCGCAGAATCTTGGTGATGTCTTCGCTGGTGCCGGACATGTACTGACCGCCCGTGATGCCGCGCTCCTCCAGCGTCTTGCCCGCCGCGCCGTTGATCTGGCGGATGGCACCAAACACCGGGGTGAAGTTCGCGCCCGACACAATCGGTGCCGCCAACGAGTCACGGAACAACTGCTTGGCCATGTACATGGGCGACAGCGTCACGGCCTTGCGCAGCAATTGCGCGGGCACAGCCATCAAGCGCATCAAGGCAGGCATCTGGGTGGGAATGCCCTCCATGCCCTTGACCAGCAGTTCAGCGGGGACGCCCGTGCTAAAGCGCTCCCCGCCAATCGTCACGGTCTCGGTATCCAGCACGGCGTAGCGGTCCTCGCCGTCCACCTTGAACTTGACCACGTCCGTGCCAGCGGGGCGGCCCTTAACGATCTTGGCCGCGTTCAGGTTGATCAACTCGAACACGGCGTTCTTGGTGGACAGGTTGCGCAGGCCCATGTCCATCAGCATGTTGGTGTTCTGCACGCTGCTGGTCATGAAGTCAAGGATGGCCGTGTCGCCGCCCACCAGTTCTTGCAGGTAAGGCTGCTCAGCAATGTTGCCAATGCGGATCGGGTTCTCGCCGCCGATGATCAGCATGGCGTTGCCGTTTTGTTCTCGATAGAACGGGATGTAGTCGTTGGTGGCCGCCAGCCGGTTAGCCAACTCCTCCGAGATCGCGCCCGTG